CAGTTCCTGTAACAGTTGGGTGGGGTCAACGTCGATTGCCTCGGCTTTGATCAACGCCGTCAATTGATCCATGATCGATTTGCGCGCATCGTCGGACGATGAGACATGCTTGATTTCTTTACGTTCGGTAAAAGCGCTTACCTCAGTTACAGTGCCAAGTACTCGAGCCGCACTGATTCGGGCAGATTGGCTAGACTCGGGATCGACTAAGACTTGCACCAAGCTTTGGACGACTAACTCTCTCAGTGCAATAGGCGAGCGATATTTCGCCGACTCAATCGCTAGTTCATAAGCCTCGATCTCTCTAGCAATTCTTTGGTCGGATGCAAGCTTGTATGGTTCGCTCACTATAGTTCGCTTAGACGGGTTCGCTTTATAGGCTTTTCTGTATGCATTGGCTTTCGTTTCACCTAGTGCCACATTGCGAGCGAATTCCCTTTGCTTATGCGTTAACCCTCTTGAAACGGTCTTTCCGAGTATTTCGCTCATTGGCATTTGCTCTAATGCCTCTTTAGCTTGTTTTCTACTTAGTTTCATATTGGACTACTCGCCTTCGGCTATTAGTGGGGCCAATTATATGGGAACAAAACGGGAATCGCCACGCAACACAACAAAAACCAGGCGAAAAAAAACGTTATCAAAATTAGCCTGGTTTCACTCGGCCTAGACTAGGTAAGATCAAGTATTGACAAGTACACTAAATCCCACTAAGATAGAGTTTCACTAATAAGGAGCTGACATGAGACTTCGAGAAAATCACCACGCACTGTCGCAAGCAATCACTATCCACCCCAAAATGGTTCGACCCGTTACCGACTACGCTTCGCGCCTACTTAAACCCGCGTCATCAAATGACAAGTTGGGCAATGGTTCGAACGTCATCGCCAAAGGCAAATGGCGCGATTTCCCCTTGTACTCACTCACGCTTGAAGAGCGATCAACTTGCGACCGATCATGTCAGCAATGGGCAAACTGTTTCGGGAATAACATGCGCTTTGCTCATAGGGTAGGCGCGGATGATCCCGATTTGCTCATGCTTAGACTTCACGACGAAATTGAGCATTTGTCGAAAGTCCACCCGTCCGGATTTGTTATCCGTCTTCATGTACTAGGCGATTTTTTCTCGGTTGACTATGTGGACTTTTGGGCTGATGCCCTTCGGGCATATCCCGCACTCCACCTATTCGGATACACGCATCGAACCGGAGATATCGGCGAAGCAATCGGCGAGCATTTACAAAATGATCGAGCATGGATTCGATTCAGTGACAAGGGTGGTGACATGTCAGCAAATGTCGGAGGGGAGGGGATTGTATGTCCCGAACAATCAGGAAAGACGCAATCTTGTCTTACCTGTGGATTGTGTTGGTCAACCACAAAAGCAATTGCTTTCATCGAGCATTGAATCGCTTAAAGCACATTCTACCGAGTGTGCTTTTGGATGTTCAACGTTCAAGGAGAAAACATGTCTTACACCCTCAAAAAAAGTATTTCAGGATTAACCCTCGACGATATCAAGCGCATATACGATGCCAATCCGAATATGACTCTCAAGGAGTTATCCAATCTCACGGGCTATGCAATCCCGTTTTTAAAGAAAATCCTAATGGGGCAATCATGATCAAAATCATCCGAATCATTGAACGCCAACCTATCCCCGACGAACACGACGATTGCCCTGACTTCGTCATCGATGACGAAGCAACAGACGAAGTAGGGTTTCGCGAGCTGGTCGAATTGATGCGACGTTTCACGTTCATATCATCCATGCCTTCATCCGGTGAAATCATGGATTACTTATCAACCTATCCCGATACCGACTACCGGACCGGCGACGAAATCACCGAAACCATGCATTACGCGCGCGAAAATCATCCGGCCAAAAATAAGTACTGGCGCAAAGCATTGAAAGCTTCGGGGTTTATCAAATGACTGACTGGATCATCGCCCTAGCCTTTGGCATAGCCCTTGGATCATCCATCTTTTTTTACTTATAGGGGGAAACGTGGACGAACACCTATTTGTTGACCGTGAAGACGGCATGGCTGCCCATGTCTATTTTGTGCCTGGAAATAATCCTTGGGCGGTTCGAATCATAGACACTGACTCTGACAACACCGTTGAACTTCGCCGCTTCGCTACCATCGAGGCCGCCCATCAATTCATCCGGCGGTGCTTGCCGAATGTGGAGATCTGACATGATCCAAGGAGCTAGAGTCCAGACCCCTCGAGGTCTAGCCGTCTTTGAACGCCAAGACGGCGACGAATACCTTGTCCGGCTGATCAATACATCGGATTGGCCTTTCCCTGAATGGGTAAGGTTTAGACGGTCTCAGCTTCGCCTTGTCCGTCCGCCCAAAAAGACGGTGGAAAATTACGGCGAGGCGTTGTACTGATGCGGATACTCACCAACGCCCTACTTGACCTAGTCATTCTCATTGTCTCGGTCTTTACAATCCTTCGAAATAAGATCAAATGAACCCCCGAAAGGGGGTTTTCTGTTATGGTGATGCCATGAAAACCATGTTCGCAATCTACCTGATGGAAGACGATAACGGGTTCGTCCGAGTCAGTGCCGACCACTATGGCCCCGGTCATAACAGTTATGAACTCGGGGTCGAGCTACTGATGCATCTCAAATCATGCGAAATGGAAAACCCCCAAGACCTCAAAGTTGGGGGCGTGTTCTACGCTTCAAAGCTTCAATGACTTTGTCAAAGCTAATCCAGCCTTGAGTATTCCTACCTTCCGGTGATAGTCATTGAAGTCATCCCCAACTTCGGGAGGCATAAAATAATTCAAACCGGTTCGCTTCGCTACTTCCTCGCCCGTCCCGCTGGCATCATTGTCCGCGATCACATACCCGTCCTTCGCTAACTTCGCCAAGTTATGCGCCGAAAAGGTTACATGGATCGTGTATCTCCGTTTCATCGACTTCAAGATCATCCGGAGAGATAACGCCGTGGCATAGCCCTCACAATAAAAATTAGGTCCATGATTGTCGAAAACAAAACTCGCTCCCGAGGTCCGCTGCCCGAACAAAAACTTCTTCTCGCCCGTCTCCGAAATCATCTGGCATCCGACCAATCGGTTACCAACGCGCATGGGGATGACCAGGATCTTCTGATCATCCTTAAACCACACATTACCCTTCTCATCCTGGAATCCCTTTCGAACAAAGTATTCATGCGTGAATAACTCGCACTGGTTCAGAATCCATCCGGCCTTCTTCGCCGCTTTGTCTTGCATGAACTGGACCTTGTCGGTCGCTGCCTGAATGAACTGCTTGAACTTATGATCGTCCGGTTTGTCCGACTGCCACACACTGACCGCGGTATCGAGTGCGTGGTTCTGAACAAAACCGTAGCTCCCCATCCATTTAACCGCGCCATTCTTTTTATTCGGGTGATCTTCTGTCCTGTATCGTTTCCACACACCGATAGGTGGAGTCTGGTCGATGATGATGCCGTGTCCCCGGCAGAATGAAATGAAGTCCATCATGCTCTCCCCGTCTGAATGATCCGCTTCTTGTAGAGAAATGCCCTGAGTTTTTTCTGAATAAACTTCTCGACCTCAAGGGACGGTGGTTTCGATACATTCTGAAGACCTCGAGGCCATACGCCGAACTTCTCCTTGAACGTATGCGCCGCTCGGCCTTCCCTCCAGCCTTCGAACTCAACCTTGTACCAGAGCTGCGACCACCAGTCCTGTTTGTTTTCACGACTCATCGTACCGAGTTCTGTCAACTCACCGGCTACGCTTGCGACCTTGTTCTTCCTCTCCCTCACATGACCGCAATTCGCACAAGTATCCGAACCTTTAGGCCATAACGCCGAACAGACAGGACATTTACTTGCTTCTTTTTCCTTCTGGCTTGGTTCCTTCTTAGCCTTTTCCTTGCCGTCGTCCAACTCCTGAACACCGGCCTCAAATACTTCCTCCCATTCGTCCCTAAAACGAACGTAGTTGCCCGAATGATCAAGCCAAAGGGCAAAGTCCTTACCCGTGGCTCCACGCATAACACGGCCCATTTGTTGGATGTGTGAGGATAGTGACTTACTGAATGGCCTGGCACTCACGCCGATCTTTACATCCGGTACATCAAAACCCTTGGTCAAGATGTCCGTTGCGATCAGTCCATGTATCTCGGTATCCGGTTTGCTGAATTCCGTAATTACATCCTGTTTGAACTTGTCATCGTCCAGATACGAAACGGCTACGAAGTTGTATCCCTGCTCTGCGAACTTCCGAGCAAGGTCTGCTCCATGCGCTACACCAGAACAAAAGACAATAGTCTTCTCTGGCTTACCAAATATTTCATGAGTCTTCTTAATCCATTCAGCAACAATATCTCCAGTGATGACCATCCCACGCTTCTCGGCTTCGCCTGATGACCACTCTCCAGCTACTTTTTTTGCGCCGGTCATGTCGATCTCTTTCGCCACAAAGACCTTCAACGGTACAAGCACTCCCTGATTGACCAGTTCCTTGGTCGTGACCGTGGAGACAACATGCTCATACACCGATCCAAGACCTTTTGTGAAAGGTGTAGCAGTCAGTCCAATCACTTTGACATCTGGATTGTTCTTGATGAAGTCCATCGTCTGTTGGCGTGTGGTATGCGCCTCATCGACGATCAAAAGGTTAAGACCAGGAAATGATCCTCGCTTTTCTAACGTCTGTGCCGAGCAGACTTGGATGTTTTCGTAAGGCCTCCAACGCCAGTGTTTGGCCTGCAATACACCGTGGTCGATGTTGTACCTATCGAGTCGCTTACTTGTCTGGTCGCAGAGAATGATCCGGTCAAGGATCATCGCTGCTTTGTTACCCTTTTGTTTTGTGGCGTTCAGCAAAGCTATCGCCATCTCGGTTTTTCCAGATCCGGTGGGACTAACTAAAACTTGTTTTCGTTTCCCTGCTGCAAAACCCTGTCGCAGTTGCTCCAAAGCTTCCAGTTGATAAGGTCGAAGTTTCAACTCCATGTTCGTTTCTCCTGCCGAGACACCCCTCGGCGTGGGTTAGTAGATACCGTGTTCCTTCTCTGTTGCCCTGACTAAGCGCCAGCCTTTGTAATCCAATGCAAGGAGTCGCATACGATCCTCCGGAATCGGCGTTTCACACAGATGCAAACTCTCTCGCAATGCTTGAAGTGCGTCTTCATCATGCTGCTCCCAATCTAAGGAATGAGTCTTCTTCCAAAGTTCCAAGGATTGAATAGCCATTGTCATGGCTTTACGTGCGTTGATCTTCATTTCTTCTGCAACATGGCTACTTGTTTCTTCAACTGAGCGTTCTCGTTTTGAAACGTGTCTCGAGATATACGAAGTGCTTCATTCTCAATCTTCAAGATTCTAATTTCCTCCCGTAAGGATTCAATAGTCTCCTGTGCCATCCACCCTTCGGGTGTGTCCCCGAGCTTCGCGACCGCCAATTGATCTTTGAGCGATTCGTTTTCTTTCAGCAAATCATCAATCGCTTCCTGCGTTTCATCGATGGGTTCCGGTGGTTTTGGTTCTACAGGTTTGGTCTCAATCGTTGCCGTCTTTCCTGTCGATGTTTTAAACTTTCGAACAGTCGGCTGAACGCCAGACTCTTTGCGACACTTCGCCACAAGCGGTGCAGAAACGTGACAGTTTTTAGCTATCTCATTGTCTGACCACTGTACCCACTCATGATCCTCCAACATGATCATCACGGCATTACGCTTGTCTTCGTTTGTTCGTCTCAAACCATGTAGTGCGTTCGCTCCGCAGGCATGTAGGATCGCATCTCTCAATGTCCCTGTTATAACTTCCGCATCAATCGCTTTACGCTTCACTCGTTTGTGTGCGTGGTATCGATGAAACCCATCAGCCAAATAGTATTGAATGCCATCGTGATAAAGCCTGACCGCGGGGAAGATACTGCCGTTGTCCAGCGCCTCTGCGTACTCCGTTACTGCCTGTTCGTTGATCGCCGCTCTTGACTGCGTCCCTGCGGATATATTGATTAGATCGATATTAATTTGCGTCATTTCACATCCCTTGTTGAGTAGCCCAACCAGAACCATCTCCAGTAAGTCTGTACGTTTTTCGTAGTGTATTTCTTCCCATCCCAGGCCGGTATGTCCCGCCCTCCGGCTAATAGCATAGCCTCAAAAAGCTTACGTGCTTGATCCATTTTGACCCCAAAAAGTATGAATGAGTATGCAGAATACCACTTGCGCTTACCCAAGTCAACTGGTATATTAGTGTCTTACTAATCAGCTAGGAGTGAAAACTAATGCCATGAAAACCTGTCCACCTTGTAATCAAAACTGTAACCAAGGACGCTTGTGTCCGGCACGTTTGACAGATCACGACATCCGTAATTGCATGGACGAGATCCCAAAAAGTATCACAGCGGAAAACTTTTTGTACGCTTTTGCAAGAGCCGTTGAATTTAAAGTGAGGAATCATGGACTACTCGAATCACATCCAAAGAGCAACTGACGCTCTCAAAAAAATGTATAACCTTTGCCAAGAAAATCAACACAAAGAAGCTATTGAGTACGGACTCGAGGCTATCGCCCAGGCAAGGATGGCTACACTTTCTGTAAGAGAAATCGTGGGTGACAAAGATGAATGACCCCGTCAATCATCCTAAACATTATACCGAACACCCGTCCGGTGTAGAGTGCATTGAGATCACTGAACACATGAATTTTTGTGTGGGCAATGCCATTAAATATCTGTGGCGAGCCGGACTCAAGGGTGAGCGGATTGAGGATTTAAAGAAAGCAAGGTGGTACATCGACCGTGAAATTGCTCGGGTTCAAGAGCCGACATTTATGAGGAAAGCAGATGATTAGAATTTATACCGACAAGAAGGGTAGTGGTGATGTAGTAGTTCAAACCACCGCTACGGACACTGAACAGTTCTTAGCAGAGTTAGCCGAGGCGATGCACCACGCCATCATCAAAGCCTCTGATGACGGGCTGACTGCTCTTCAGATTATGAAGGTTGCCATGCCTATTGCTTACAAGCTTTCTGGATACAAAGCCGATGGAGTTTCTGAACAAAGAACTTTGGTGTGTGGTTATGTCAGCCCAGAAAACTGTGATGTCCTGAGTACCGCGGGGCGGTGATGTTTACCTCAAGATCGGCAGAACTTTACTGGTCTGGAAAGGATGAGGCTTTCGAAACTTCTGTTGAACGGATGTGTCCACCTGTTTTAAATATTTCATCGGCGTTGCAAAACGCCACGCAAAAAACAGGGCAGTTCAAAGAAGGTATCGGCTGGAAGTTTGATGTCATCAACCACCCCAATATTCAAATCCGAACTTTTGAATTTTTCTTTTGGAAGACAACTATGGAACTAGAACTTGTTGCAAAGGAGTCCGCTACGCGAGTCGAACAAGAACTCAAGCGGACAAAAGAAAACATCATGGCGTTTCGAGAGAACATCAAGAACGATCTTGCGTCTCTCAAAGCTACATCTGATCGTGTTCAAACCGAGACACTGAAGATGAGCAAGGAATATAAGCAAGCCGCAGACCTTCTGACTAGCCCTCAGTTTGTCCAGGCTATCGAGAATGCTGAACGACTAGCCGTAGCGTTGCAAGCTATTCAGAATTTGAATCAAACCAAAATCAACTTTGCGGTGTTTGGAAATGAGTAACCCTCTGTGGAAGTACGCCTTGCTGGCTAGCAAGCTTGAAGGGTATAGCCAAGGACTTCCTGACTACTGCGAAGCAGAAAAGGCCATGACCAAAGAAGCTGCTGCGCTTTTGAATGAAGTGTATGAGGAAAAGATGAAAGCAAGCGAGCAGTGGAAAATCAATAACGATCAAGCATGAGGACAACATGGACGACCAACTAAAACTTGAAGCATACGAGCTGTTAATTGAATCTTTGAACGAAGAACGAAACGAACTGCGAGAAAAGGTTGATCGCGCTTCTGATTCGTGGATCTTTGGATTCACTCACTTAGCCAAGTTCATTCACAAAACACATGGCTACCACGTATTACATGACCTCGCATTAGAGATCGATGCCGAGGAAGCTAAACACGGCAACAACAAGGGGTTTGCTGAAATGGTGGAGATTGATTATGGCGTTTAAGGGTTACGTCAACATAGGTTCAAAAGAATGGATAGAGCGATGCAACCGCAAGTGGAAAGACCTTACGGATGAAGAAATCCATATGGCTTTTTGTCATGCCGAATACGAGACTGATAGTAATTGGCAAGACGATCCTGAAGCTTGGTGCAAAGCGTTCGCTCGGCACTTAGAAAAAACCTTTAAGGACAAAAATTAATGGATAACAAGGACATTCCTTGCAAAGAACATCCCGACGCACCGCATGGCTTCATGCGTGACGCATCACACAACGCTGACAGGTATGTGTGTGAGTGTGAGAGTTGGGAACCAAAGCAAGAGCCTGTGGGCTGGATGTTTGTCAATGAAGATGGTGAGTGTGAGCAAATCGAATACGGGCCAGTGTTTGACGATCCTGGCGTTACACCGCTCTACGCTGCACCACCTAAGCGTGAATGGGTCAGTCTGACGGATCACGAAGTTTGGGAAGCGATCGATTACGTGCTTGAGGGTGGTGGTTGGCTAGATGTAGCGAGAGTACTTGAGCAGGCTTTTAAGGAGAAAAACACATGAGCAGAGAAGCTATTGAAGAAGCGATAGAAGTGCTAGAGGATGCAAGCGCAGAGATGCTGATGGAAACAGGCGATAAAAATTACTACATCGAAGCCATTGCCGTTTTACGCCAAGCACTTGTCGATGCCGACGACACATCACAAGAACGTGTTGATGAAATCGTAAAAGATGAACATGAGCCGGTGACTTGCGTCTGCGGTGCTGTTTGGGAAGGTGAGCAGATGGTTCATGCACCCCGTCCTCGGGAATGGGTTGGGCTGACTGATGAGGAAAAAGAAAAATTGGTTGAGGCATTTTACGGTACAGACATTCAGCGTCTTGAAGCCATCGAAGCCAAACTAAAGGAGAAGAACACATGACACGAGACGACATCATCAAGATGGCGAAGCAGGCTGGGCTGCTGCCAATAGACATCGGCCCGACAATTGAAACGTGGCAGATGCGAAGAAAAGAAGAAAGCCTAGTACGTTTCGCCGAACTTGTCGCAGCACATGAAAGAGAGGAATGTGCGAAGGTTTGTGATGAGAAAGTGGACGCTGAATATGCGACAGGGAAGGTTGACCACAACGAAATGGCATGGACGCAAGCATGTTTAATAGCCATCAGAGCAAGGGGTGAGCAATGACCGAAAACATCAAACCTTTCTTAAAGGCAACTACACCGGATAACGGCGACTGCATTGCCCTACTTGAGCAGTGGCTAGAAAATGCCAAGAACGGAGAACTCATCTCGGTCGGGCTGATTGGAAAACGAGTTGGAGGGGAGTGGCAGACCGCAATGAGCAGTAGTCAGAACGGCTTGGAAGATGCGGCGATGCTCATAGAACTTGGCATCCGTCGCCTTGGTTTTAAGCAGAGGTGAGCAATGAGCAAATACACATACAAAACATACGATATGGCTCGATTTCATGTGCCAGAAGGGATGTACTCAATCGAAGAACTTGAAGAAATGCTTGCCAATTTCAAAGAGGCGAAGAGACATCAAGACGAACAATTGAAGTCGGCGATGCGACCAGCCAAGGAGAAAAACACATGACGATGATCAAAACATGGCGAGACCGATGCGAAGAACACCCAGACCACGATGGCATTGTGACTGAGCGGATGATTTGTGCCAGGATGCAAGAAGAGATTGACGAACTACGCCAAGCCATCGAGCAAGCAGAGACACGTGAATGGGTTGGGCTGACGGATGAGGAGGTGTCAGAAATTAT